GTGAGGATCCTTGACGTACGCACCCTCGAAGTTGACCTTCTGCTTTTCGGTGTTCGGTGGAATCACGATGTTGCGAGACATCAGTTTACGATAGATGATCGTGTCCCATATACGAGTGGTACCGAACGTATCAGAGTAGTTCACGCCACCCTTGTACGCCATGGTCATTGCCAGAGTGATCAGACCCAGCTTATCCTCCAGACGATCTACGAGTTCGACGTCCTTGATATTATAGTCGATGAACTTCTGATAGTCCTCCTCGTAGAGATTCTGCAGTGAGGTAAACTCGTCGTAGGATAGTTTACGCTCGCCCAGAACGACGTGGGCGATGTGATCGAGTTTGTACGACTCCTGAGCACCGTACGTGTATGCGAACTTCTGAAACAGATCCATGTAGTCGAGCTGCTGAATACCGTACAGGTCGTAGGTGTCCAGCGACTTGCCCTTGATACCGATCTGACGATAGTTCACCATCCTCCAGGGCGACATCTTCTTCGTCATGTCGTCACCGAGGACGTTGTGAATGCGATTGACCAGATACGGAATATCGAACAGACGAGTGTTCCAGCCGGTCACGACGTCGGGCGAGTGTCTCTCGGAGTCCCAGTGATCGAGGAAGTTCAGGAGCAGTTGAGCCTCGTTATCGCAGCGGCGATACACGATGTTGGGGCAAGGATCGAGCTCACACTTCTCGATGTCGTACTCCCTCAGACCCCAGACGTAGTACGTGTCATCGATGTTGTTCTTGATCGTAATCGCAGTGACCTCGTGACGAGCCTCCTCGGGAAAGGGAAAGCCATCGTTGGACTGCACCTCGATATCGATCGTCGTAACATTGACTTTCGATCGGTCAAACTCGATGTCATCAGGAAACCGATCGTAAACGTACTGAGCCAGGAAGTTCTCGTTGCCGTAGACGGTAAGGTTGTCGACCTCGTCGTACTGCTCCTTGTACTGACGAGCCTCACGCATGGTGTCGAACTCGCGCGGCTCGACGGGTGTACCGTCAGTAGAGAGTCGGCGAAAAGACTTCCTTACGTGCGACTCGCTGACCCGTCTCGTCGTAGCCTCGATACAGAATCTTGGATCCGTACCGATTGATGCAGGTATAGAACGCTGCAGTCATTTACACCTCCGTTCACTTTACTAGAGTCCATTATATCAAATAGTCGAAGAGATGTAAAACGGTTACGACGTGACGATGTTCTGATCCGGTGTCATGAGCTTAGAGAACATATTCTGATACTGCTTCTTCAGATCGTCGATCGGATCGGTCACGAACATGACGTCCTTCTCGGCGATCTCGACACCATATGCCGATGCGGTGGAGTAGGGAACGAACGGCGCGAGTCCCAGGGAATTGGACTCGGTAGGAATGAGAATCGCGATGTCTCGAATCTTATAGACCGTACCGCGACTCGATGTAACCTCGGTGGTGGTATCGCAGATCAGCTCTTCACCGGTGGTCAGACGCATGATTTTAACTTCAGATGATGAGGACATATTATAACTCCATACTATAGAGGTAGAAAAGAACCCCCGAGCGGTGGTACCGACGGGGGCCGTGTTGCTCAACTTATTTATTCGGTCAAATACTTCTTGTCGGAAGAGTTGTTGATTTCAATCTTCTTAGGCTTTTTGGACTCTGGAATAATCCGTTCAAGCCAAATCTTAAGCAGTCCGTTGACCATCTCGGCGTTATCGATCTCGATCTGATCGTCGAGAGTAAAAGTTCGAGTAAAGTCACGAAGTGCCAGACCCTGATGAAGAACGTCATACTCGGCGTCAGTACGATCAACCGATCCGCTAACAGTGAGACGGTCGTCCTCGAGTGTAATCTCAATGTCGGACTCACCGAAACCGGCGACCGCCATCTCAATGACGTAGGTATTTTCGTCAGTCTTGCGAATATTATAGGGAGGATAGTTCGGAACGTTCTTAGTCACCTGATCGTGCACTCGTGATAACTGGTCGAACAGACGATCGTAACCGACTAGGTACTTGTCAGCACCCTTAAACATGTTGTCGAACTGGTTAAATGTTGGATAGTTAAGATGTGTCATATTTCTCCTCCTTCTTTTAAGCGAGAGAGTTTTACAAATTGTAGCAGTGATGGATCCCTATTAGGCGATCCACCATTATTTATACATCAAGAATACTAGGATTCGGTCAGATACTCGTACTGACCTCTCTCCCAGTTCTCCTTGACTCGCTTTGCCTCGTTAAGATTCTTCATGACCTGAGTATGAACGGTCCTGCCGTTACCGTCCTTAAGATTGACGGAGTAGTGATCGCCAAAGTCCGTCTCATAGACATAGATCTCGGCCGATTTATAAGACGCCATTCTTCTAGCTCCTTCTGGTGCTCGTTCCTATATTGTACTTTGGTTGAAGGTCCCAGTTCTCCTTGTCCCGATACGAGATGATCTTGATCTGTCGCAGCGGTGCGGTGTCCTTGAGCTGATCCGAGTTGACCGGCTCGACCAGACCCCAGTCGGACAGAAGAGTCACGATGGTGTTACGTCGACGCAGATCGTTCTCCATCAGATTCGAGGGTTTACCGTCGAGAAGAAAGAGCTCCTTGAAGTGAACGATGAAGTAGCGACCCTGCTTATGTAGGATGTGACAGGACTGAAAGAGTTTGTTCTCGCGGCGGGATGCGACACCGATACGAGTCAGCGTCTCACGAACCTTAAGAAAGTCGTCCGGCTCACGAAGAGCAATCTCGAGCATCATTGCCGGAGTCCACTCGATCGCACGATCCTCTACTCTGTCGGATGCCGATTCAAGAGCCGGAGTTTCTCTTGCCTGATTTGCTGCTGTTGTTGTAACCACCTTTGTAGACCCTTTGTTTCAATTCAGTAAGTTGTTCATTCGATAACAGAGTCAGAACTTGACGGGCCTTGTCGTTGCTGTAACCATAGTATTCCTTCACGGCCTCCATGTCATCCAACTCAGTCGGTTTGATCCATTTAGAGAAGCGTTTCCGCTTTCTGATGGTATTTATCAAATAGACATTTTGAAGTCGTGAGTCAAGATGGTGATTCTTGTTCATCTCGTTCGCATGTATCACCGTGTCGTGAAAGTACGAGAGCGAACGATTCGTGATGTAGGGGCTGTAGACTCTCTCGAGCAGATCCGAGTGATTACCGTTCTGATCGCGCATGAGATCGCGCTTCGTCGTATTGATCTCATTCACGAACGAGAACGGTGTCAGTTTATTTTCGGTCTTCTTTGTTGCTTTCTTCTTTGCTGCCGTGGCCATTCACTGATTCTCCATTACCAAATATACGATCCCAGCCGTCGCGATACTTTCGATCGTCGGCGGTCGTTCTTCGACGGTCACCCTTGCCGCCGTGCCACTTTCCGTTACTCATGACCCAGGATTACGATTCGTGCCAGGTACTGCATTCGCATCACGTCCATGGCGATGTCGTGAATCGGATCGTGATGAACGAACGAGTCCTCGAGACCGGGTACGATGAACGAGTTCTTGTGCGAGCCCGAACCAAACATCAGTCCGTCGATCATCGAGCGAGTGTCGCGTACGGTCCACCAGTTGTAGAGCTCCGGCGACTTGAGATTGGTCAGAATCGAGTCAAGAAAGATCGGATCGAAGGTGTTACCGCGAGTGTACACCTTGCCGATCTGCGAGGGATCGACGATCAGATTCTGAAAGAACGGCACGATCTCGTCGAGTGGACGATCGTTGTCGGACTCCTGAACCAGTTCCTGGGCCTCCTTGGACTGCTGCTTCCACCAGTCGATCGTGCCTTTCTCGATACCTCGTCCATAGAACTCTGCCTGCTCACGTACCGAGAACTTAATGAACTTGGCCGAATCGAGCAACTCCTTGTACGTATAGGGTTCCTCGCCCAGGTACCGATCCTCGTCGAATCGAAGAGCCGCAAGGCAGAGTACCGCAGACGTCGGCCGCTGACCCAGGGTCTCAAAGTCATAGATGATGCATTCCTTATTCATTGTGTTCGCTCTCTTCTTTGGGCCGAATCTCATATCCGATGTCGTTCAACTGTTTTACCAGATTCGCCATGCCTCGCTGATTAAGACGAGTTTTAAGATTGTAGCCAAACCCCAGATCACGAGTTGTTAATGCAAAGTTCTTCAAGTCTTGATCCAGACTCTCCCAAATCGCCTTGAGTTCCTTTGTATGTTCGGAATCCGGCAGAGGATTCCGGAGAGGTTCTTTTTTCTTAAACAACCCAAACATTGTTATACCCACTCCGCTGATACCATGATCTCCGTCATACACGCGACCAGATTCAGTTCGTGGTCCGCGACGAAGGCGTTGTAGTACTGATACTGAGCCAGAATCAGTACGATCTGAGGAATCGACTCGGGCTTCAGATAGTCGGCCATCGAGTCGTAGATCTTACGAAAGATCGCCGCCGGTTCGGTGTCGATGTTCTCTGCGACCCAGCGACGCATCTTACCGAAGTCCTTGTCCCTTAGGTACGACATCAGGTTCTTAACGTTCTCGTCACCAAGATTGACCAGGATACCCGGATCGATCGAACCGGACACACCGTACCGCTGACACTCGTTGAGTACTCGCCGCCAGTCCGGAAAGTACTTTTCGACGAGAGCGGCGAGTGTCTTCTCGTCGTACTCGATGCTCTCGGTCTCAAGGATCTGCGTCAGACGCTTAAAGAACCCGGCCGCGATCCTTGGTTTCTCACCGTTGGGAATCGCAAACTCGTAGACCGAACAGCGCGAGTGCAGAGGCTCGATGATACGATTCTTGAAGTTACACGTCAGAATGAACCGACAGTTCTTAGAGAACTCCTCGATGAACGCACGAAGAACTGCTTGATACGTCCACGGAGAGTATCGATGTTACCCTCCTCGGATCCGTTAATGATCAGATAGTCGAGTTCGAGCTCGTTGCAGAGAGCCCGAGCAACGGTGGTCTTACCGATGCCCGGACCTCCGGAGAAGATCATGTTGGGAAGCTCGCCGGTATCGACGAGCTGTGAGAAGGTCGTGCGCAACGACTGCGGTAGAACACAGTCGGAGATACGCCGAGGACGGTACTTTTCGACAAAGAGAAACTCTTCACTCATTCACACTTGCTCCATTACAATAAGACGACGCGATCGATTATATCAGGAAGAGATCGCGTTGTAAATATCCTCGATGTCGGAGAACTCCTCCTTTACCTCGTTGATGTTCTGCTTATGAAAGACTCGAGAGACCTTCGGAGAACTCCTCCTTTACCTCGTTGATGTTCTGCTTATGAAAGACTCGAGAGACCTTCCGCATATACTTCTTAGGAAGCTCGTACTCGTCCTGGAGGTCCTGGAGGATTTCGTTGATGTGCTCGCGCTCGGCCTCGATCCGAGTGAGAGAAGCTGAAATCTCAGTCAGCCTCTCCTTTACCTGAGCACGATCCTGCGGTGACGAAGGAATCGTGACTACATTAGACATTTAATTTTGCTCCCTCGTAAGTGAAATCTCACTGACGTTAAGACTCGCATTGAGCCAGTCAATAAGCAGCAAATGCTCTTTTACACGATTCTGTGCAAGAAGAATACGCTCCGCTACTATTGACATAATCGGATTTTCTATCACGGCGTTTGAACCTTTATCAGATACTGGACACAGGACGTCCGAAAGATTTTCTCGAAGATGCCCCATTTTATCATCCAACATATCAAGAGACCCATGCAACGCATTAAGCTGTTCTTCAATACTGCTATCTGGCACCTCGACTGCAGGCGTCATTCCAATTTTACTC